AACACAGACTTCAGCAATATTTATGGGTGGTGCAGTAGATCCTCCTGTACAAAACGAAACAGAACTTTGGAATGGTACTAACTGGACTGAGGTTGGAAATTTAAACACAGCTAGATATGATCTTGGTGGAGCCGCAAGTGTAAACACTAACGCATTAGCTTTTGCTGGATACTCTGCCACTGGCGATGTGGCTTTAACAGAAAGTTGGAATGGTTCATCATGGACTGAAGTTGCAGATTTAAATGACGCAAGACAATTAAGAGGATGTGGCACTAGCAACACAAATGCCCTAGCTATTGCAGGATATAATAATCCTGGTGGTGCAACAAAAAACGTAGAAGCTTGGCAAGGGTCTGCATGGTACGAAGTAAATGATACAAATGCAGATCATAATTATTTAGGGTCTACAGGATCTACTTCGGCAGCTATAGTTTTTGGAGGAAGTCCAACTTCAGGTCCAACTGAATTATGGAATGGAGCTGTTTGGACTGCAACAACCGATATGAGTACAAACGTTATTCAAATGGCTAGTAATATTGGAACTAGCACTAACGCATTATCTGTAGGAGGAAGAATCCCTGCAATTACAGCTGTAACCGAAGAATGGAATCAAAATCTTGTAGTAGGGTCATGGCTCACTGCTGCTTTTATGAACACTGCTAAAAATAATTTAAACGGAAATGGTGCAGGAACATCAACAGCAGGTCTAGTTGCTGGAGGAAATCCACCATTTAAAGCAGAAGCTGAAATTTATAATGGAAATGTTTGGGCTGAAGTAAATGATCTAAACAAGGCTAGATATGGCGTGGCAGTTGAGGGAACTCAAACATCAGCCTTAGCTTTTGGAGGAGTTAGTGGAGACTCTAGTCCTGAAAATGCTGGTTTTACAAGAGAAGGTAAAACAGAAACTTGGAACGGAACAAGTTGGACAGAGGTCAACGATATGAACACTAGAAAAAGTGATACAGCAGGAGCAGGGGCAGATAATACTGCTGCTTTAAGTGCTTCTGGTAAAAACCCTCAGGCTACTCCGACTGGAATATTGAACGCCACAGAGTTATGGAACGGAACAAATTGGACCGCTGTCAATGACTCAAATCAACGTAGAGAAGGAGCAGGATGTGTTGGTACATCAACACAATCTCTAATATTTGGTGGATATGATGAGTCAGGTGACCAAACAAAAGCAACGGAAGTTTGGAACGGAACTAACTGGACTGAGGTTAATGATTTAGCAGTTGCAAGAGGACAACTAAATGGTTTTGGAACATATACTTCTGCTATAGCACACGGTGGAACATCACCCTCAGATATCGAGGCGTTAGCAGAATCATGGAACGGTACGAGCTGGAGTAGAGAAAATAGTTTTGCTAGTGCTAAAACAGGACAAGCAGGAATAGGAACATCAACGTCTGGTCTTGCTGCTGGTGGTCATCCAACAAACGGTTCAACATTTGAGTGGGTTGGCACTGGAATAGTAACGGAGACGGTAGAATAATATGGCAACTTATAAAGAATTACACGGAACAGATATAGAGGTACGATCTTCAGATCCCTCAAATCCAGTTGACGGTCAACTTTGGTACAACACGACAACCGAAGAACTAAAAGGTGGAATACATTTTAAAAGTAATGCTTGGTCTACTAGTGGTAATTTAAATACTGCAAGGTCAGATTTAGTAGGAACTGGATCCCAAACAGCTGGTTTAGCATTTGGTGGTCCTGGATCAAACACAACAGAATCTTATAATGGAACTAATTGGACTGAATTAAATGATTTAAACACAGCGAGAAGTCAATTAGCAGGTGCTGGAACTAGTAATACGGCAGCATTAGCAATCTCTGGTAATTTTCCTGTCACCGTAAATGTAGAATCATGGAACGGAACAAACTGGACAGAGGTAGGCAATGTAAACACAGCAAGAAGAATTTTAGCAGGTGCTGGAACATCAACAGCTGCATTAGCTTTTGGTGGATTTATTCCTCCTTTTTCAGCTCTTACGGAATCTTATAATGGAACAAACTGGACAGAGGTTAATGATTTAAATACTGCTAGGTCTGGAATGGGAGGTATAGGAGATAATTATGAATTTGCTTTAGCTGTTGGTGGACAAACTTCACCAGGATTTGTAGCAAATAACGAACTTTGGAATGGTTCTAATTGGACAGAGGTTAATGATTTAAATACTGCAAGAGGTACTTCAGGAGAGAGTGGAAATGCAATTGCAGCTTTAGTTGCTGGTGGGTCTAGTAATCTTGCTGTGTCAATTACTCCTAAAACAGAATCTTGGAACGGAACTAACTGGACTGAATTAAACGATTTAAATGTAACAAGAACAAGATTAGGTGGAACAGGTAGTAATACTTCATCTTTAGCATTTGGTGGAGAAACTCCTCCAAATACTGCCGCAACTGAAGAATGGAACTTAGGAGTTGCTTTAGGTGCATGGGTTACAGGTGCAGATATACCTGCAGGTAGAGAAGCTTTAGCAGGAGCTGGTACAAGTAGCACATCAGGTATCGCTTTTGGTGGAATGTTGCCTGCCACAACTGCTACAACACAAATTTACAATGGAACTGCTTGGGGTGAAATTAATGACATGAATACAGGAAGAAATAGATTAGGAGGAACTGGATCAACAACTGCTGCTTTAGCAGTAGGTGGAAGTGAAGCTCCATCACCAGCAAAATCAGCTAAAGTAGAATCTTGGAATGGATATGTTTGGTCTGAAGTAAATGATCTAAATGCCGCTAAAAGATTTATACCAGTAGTTGGAACAAGCACTTCTGCTTTAGCTTTTGGGGGAGAAGGTCCAACCGATCAGACTGAATTATGGAATGGAACAAACTGGACAGAGGTTAATGATTTAAATACTGCGAGATTAATATTATCGGGCTCTGGTGCAGATAACACATCGGCTTTAGCATTTGGTGGAAATCCTGATATAGGAAGTACAGAATTATATAATGGTACAAACTGGACAGAAGTAAATGATTTAAATGTTGGAAGAGGTGGTTTAGAAGGAGGTGGAACATCAACAGCTGGTATAGCAATGGGTGGATCACCTGCTTTAGGTGATACGGAGATATGGAATGGAACTAATTGGACAGCTAAAGAAAGTATGAATACAGGAAGACATAGACTCGGAGGAGATGGAGTAACCACATCAGCTTTAGTTTTTAGTGGACAATCACCTTCTGTAACAACGGCAACCGAAGAATGGCATGGTGATGGAAAAATAACAGAAATTTTATCCTCGTCATAATATAAAAGTCTTATAAATAATAATAACATTATAGATATATAATAAGGAGAACTGAATGAGTGATGATATAATAAAAAGAGATATTAAAAGTCTGATCGAAGACGAAACCCCCAATCTAACTAATCTATTAAATTCAGAAGACGTTTCTGCCTTTAAGGAAATGACGGAAGAACTACGAGATACTTGGCACAAAAAACAGATGTTTCGAACAGAAACAGAGGCAAGATTTTCTGTGCTACAAGATAATAGATATCCAACAAAAGCTGCAAAATATTGGCAGTGTGTCAGAGAGCAATCATCATATTTAGATAACCTAATGGCACTTTCTTTTGATTACAGAAGAAATGACGCAAAGATAAAATATCTAGAAAAGAAAATATCTGCCGAAGAAGATGATTATAAACTAACTAAATATCAAATTGATTTAGATGAGGCTCGTTTTGGTAAAGCATCTATGGAAAAAGTTGCAAGACATAGAATGAGAGAGATTAAGATGTGGTCTAAATTAAAAAAAGAGTTTAATGACGGATCATTCAATGATAAAGATGTCAATGAACATCAACTAGAATCTTATGGTAGACACTATGCTGAAAAGGCAAAAACACTAAACAATAGCTCGTCTGATACTGATATATTTAATGTAATGGGACAACTAGAAACACTAAAAAGAATTAAAAAATCTGGTGAACTAGAGAACAATACAGAGAAACAAGAACAGATTACTCAACATGGACAACCAAAATCTTAATTTTGATTTTGTATTTTTAGGTCAATCAGTTTTAAAGTATCAAGTACCATTAGACATTTTTCATTCGATTAATCAAATCTACGAAATCAATTATACTAATCTTTATAAAGCCAATAAACAACTAGTTGGTAAGATAGAGAATGAGCATTCGTTATTCTATGCTGGTGCTGATCAATCTAAAATGAAAAATCACAATCTATTACCTAAAAATGTGACAGATTATTTCATGAGCATATTTCATCACTATCTAACTTTTAATAAAATTAAAGAATACGATACTCATTTAAATTCTATATGGGTTAATGAGATGAAACAACATGAATACAATCCTGCACATATTCACAGAGGAATGTTATTTACAGGTCTTTCAAGTGTGATGATTTTAAAATTACCATCAACTTATGGTAAAGAATATTCTAATGCTGAGATACCACAAAATGGTAGACTACAAATAATGGGTGCTGCTAATGGTCAGTTTGCAAAAATAGATTATCAACCACCTATGAATCTCAGAGATTTCTATGTATTTCCTTACGATATGCGTCATTGCGTTTATCCCTTTAACGGAACTAACGAAACTAGAAGAACACTAGCTGCAAATTGTGATGTACAGTTTGATCCTATCAGAAATAGAGGAGCAACATAATGAGTAAAGAATTTTTAATTAAAGATCATATCGGCATATTTAAAAATTTTATGCCTAACGAATTGATAGAAGATTATCTAAACTATTTTAATAAATGTGAACAACAAGGTGCTGTATATCCTAGAAAAGTGGATGAGATGTTAGTATCTGATAATGCAATAGACACTATAAGAGATACTAATGTTGCAATGACTTATAATAACAAACCTTTCATAGATTTGTTTTTTAAAGAAGTATATCCTTTATATGCTCAAAAATATTCTTATCTAAAAAAATTAACTACACATAATATATTAGAAGTTAAGATACAGAAAACAAAGGTGGGTGAAGGATATCATACATGGCATTGTGAAAATGCAGAAATGAAAGCAAGAAATAGAATATTAGCTTTTATGATTTATCTAAATGATGTAACCGAGGGTGGGGAGACAGAATTTCTATATCAAAAGTGTCGTTTCAAACCAAAGAAAAATACACTACTAGTTTGGCCGTCACAATTCACGCACATTCATAGGGGCAACCCTCCTCTATCGAATGACAAATATATAATAACGGGTTGGGTAGAATACGGGTATTAATATGATAACAGAACCACGATGGAAATCTTACATGGTTGAAACAACCACGCCAGTCTTTACACCTGAACAATGTAAAATGATTATTGAAGCAGGAAGAAGTGAACCTAAAGTAAATGCTAGTGTTGGATCGTCTGAAAAAGGTGTTAAGGGTAGTGTTATAGACACTAAAACTAGAACATCACATATTAGTTGGATACCATTTAAAAAAATGATTCATATGTATAAAGACATAGAAAAAATTATGCGTCAAACTAATGGCAATCACTTTGGTTTTGATGATATGCAAATAACAGAGATGGCACAATACACAGAATATCCAGAAGGTGGATTCTATGATTGGCATGTAGATAATGATGTTAATTGTTCTCACGAACCACCAGTTAGAAAAATATCAATGACTCTATTATTATCTCCTGAAAATGAATTTGAAGGTGGTGATTTAGAATTAATGAGAAAAAATAGTTTTGCAAAACTTAAACAAGGACACGCAATATTTTTTGCTTCGTTTATACGACATAGGGTGACACCAGTTATAAGAGGAAATAGAAAGTCACTTGTCATGTGGTTTGGAGGCACACCGTTTAGATAATGTTTAGAGAATTATATTTTCCGACACCAATATATATTGCAGATATAGAGCATCCAACTCTCAATCAGGAACTTGAAAGAGATATTATTAATTGGGCAAACAGAGATAAGGGAATGACGAGAACCAATATCAAAGGTTGGCATTCCACGACAGAAATGCACCAATTACCTGAGTATGCAAAACTTGTTGATATGTTATATTCAGCACAGAAAACTATCTACGAACAAGAATATTACGATAGTGAACCTGTTTTAGGTAATATGTGGGCAAATATTAATCCACCAGGATCAATGAACAGAGCACATATACATCCTAATTCTTTGTGGTCTGGTGTGTATTATATCAAAGCACCACAAAACTCTGGACAATTAAAAATAGAAGACCCAAGATCGGTTGCATTGATGTCAAGACCTAGACAAAAAGATGTACCTAAACCTGAGAGATTATGGAGAGAACATTCTTATGATCCCAAAGCAGGACGTTTAATTATGTTTCCTTCTTGGTTAAATCATTGTGTTGATCCTAATAACTCTAATGATATAAGAATATCTGTATCATTTAATTTTATGCAAAAATGCTTTATGGTATAAGGAGATAATATGTTTAAAACAAAAAAATATCAAGTGATTAAAAATGCAATTTCTTATGAATTAGCTAATTTTATATTTAATTATTTCTTACTTAAACGAGATGCTGTTAATTTTATGTATCAAAACAATATACATTCACAGTCTTCTATTCTAGGAACATGGACAGATCAACAGATACCTAATACTTATTCTTGTTATGCAGATTTTGTAATGGAAACTCTAATGATGAAAGTATTATCAAAAATGCAACAAGAAACAGGATTACAATTAGTGCCGACATATTCTTATGCGAGGGCATATAAAAAAGGTGATATATTAAAAAGACATAAAGATCGACCAAGTTGTGAGATATCTACCACACTTAATTTAGGTGGCGACCCATGGCCTATCTTTATAGATGGTACGGGTGCTGAT